TCCTCTAAAGACCTACGCATGTCAAAGCAGTACACAGTGTTGCTGTCAGGTAGTGTTAACAGGTAGAAGGCTTCCTCAGAGCTGTACAGTGACTTGATAGGATTAGTCTGTAAAGGAATCAAAGACACCAAATCAGTGCGTACATTCTTGCTGATGTCCCGCATAGGCATGGACTTCTCTTGTATAGTCCTGCCAAAGCTACGTACACCTGTCTCAGACAAGAAGATGATGTCAGTGCCTGTGTGCTGTACTGAGTCACGAGCTATGCAACCAACGCCTTCTATGGTGTCTGTAAGCGTCATATTAGCAGGAGAGGAGGCTCCTGAGTACACCAGTATAGACTTCTTGCCAAAGATGATTAGGAAGCCATTGTGAGCTGCTAGAGCCGTTATCTCGTCAAAGCCTGTAGGCCATACTAATGTAACGTCTAACGAGCCTGAAGTGCCTCCTGTCCAAGCATGACCGTTAAGTGTGTCAGACCAGTATACCGTGTGCTTGTCACCTATAATGTCAGCTACAAACAATTTACCATAGGCTGCTAAAACTTCGTTGCCATACGGAGGAGTACCAGTGCTGTGGCTGTGAGCTGACATCTCTTCCAACACAAAAGAACCTGACTCATCTGTGCCTATCAGCGGCTCATTGCCTCTCTGGAACATGTACACATGGTTGTTCAGTGTTACTGTTTTCCAGTTGTTAGCTGAAGGAGTATAGCTACTAGGAGTAATATCTGTTAAGGTTGTAGTACCTTTGAATACTTTATTGTTACCTGCTGACAGTATGACCTTATCGCCAGAGTTATCAATAAACTCGTACATGGTTTCTATACCACGGCTGCTGCCTAATACAGAAGAGCCATTAGTAGATACCTCTACCCAGCCCTTACGCGCACCAATACGGCCTAGCTTGTCAATAACGCAGTTGTCTGCAACAGCAGCAAACGAGGGATCAACACCTATTGGTGAGTCCTGTGTGTTAAGACCAGCAAAGCCCGGAGCAGCTACTGTAATGTTCTGTAGTTGTTGTGCCATTAAGAATACCAGATAGTTTCTTCAGGGTGTTGTGACGCATCAATAGCAATAGCGTCAGACAATGTTCTGTCAGCAAGTCCAAACAACTCTGCTGCACTTGTACCACCAGTCTCTCCACGCTCTCTAGCACCTAGTGCTGTAGCAATCTGCACAACAGGTGATGAAGGCACTGCCAGAGTCTCTGTATCTTCTGTAAAGTCTGCTGTACGTAGTACCACGTTAAACCTTAATTGATACACACCGTCAGGCTTGGGGTAGATGTCCACAGCGTTGTCACCAGCAGCGTTAACACCGTTGAAGCTGTAGAACTGTGGAGAACCCAGAGGAGGTGTCTCAATCAAAAAAGCGTTGTCCATCCAGCGAGAAGGACGGTACTGCATGAAGAAGTCTGAGGTGTCGTTGATAACGTCCAACAGCTTCATCCTGTTCTGTGAGCCAGTCAACACATAGTTAAAGGTTGTATCGTCTGTGGTTACAGTCAGTGTAGTACGCAGAGCTGTCCAGTCATAAGCATCTTCTACGGAGCGTTTAGCGTCATTAACAAACTCTCCAATAAGTTTAGAGTAGCTGTTCTGAGAGACTGATGTTACTTCATCTTCTCTAAGTCTACGCAATACGCTGTTGACTAATTGTAAGTATGTCATTATTGTCTATACCTTTGTAGTAAAGTGCTATTAGTCAGCATGCCCGGAGGTCTAGTGCGTAACTGTGGTGCTTGTTGTATTGAAGGAACAGGAACAAAAGTAAAAGGATTAAGAAGTTCTTGTGTAGCTCCTATTTGTGTTGATAATTGTAGCAGGTCACCAAAGAGAGAGTCTGTAGTTCGTGTAGAGTTACCAGCTCCTATACCTGTTCCTAGGCCGCTGCCTGATCTTCTTCCAGAACCATTCTCTCCATCTCCATCCTCTCCATCTCCGTCAGTACCATCTCCGTCAGTACCATCTCCATCAGTACCATCAGTGCCATCTGTACCGTCAGTGCCATCAGTGCCGTCAGTACCATCAGTACCATCAGTACCATCTGTACCATCAACACCGTCAACACCGTCAACACCAGTACCTGTAGTACCTGTAGTACCTGTAGTACCTGTAGTACCTGTAGTACCTGTAGTACCTGTAGTACCTGTAGTACCTGTAGTACCTGTAGTACCTGTAGTACCTGTAGTACCTGTAGTACTTGTAGTACTTGTTGTACTTGTTGTAGGCGTAGGCGTTACTGTTGTTGTGGGTGTAGTCTCTGTCACAGGCGTAGGCGTGGGAGTAGTCTCTGTCACAGGAGTAGGCGTAGGCGTTACTGTAGGCGTAGGCGTCGCTGTTGTTGTTGTGGGCGTAGGCGTTACTGTAGGCGTAGGCGTCGCTGTTGTCTCTGTTACAGGAGTAGGTGTAGGCGTAGGCTCTTCAAAAGGGTCTACATTAAAAGGGTCAAGAGCACTAAAATCTACAGGCGTTGGAGTAGGCGTTGGCGTTGGCGTAGGCGTAGGTGTTGGTGTAGGCGTAGGTGTTGGTGTAGGTATAGGTGTATCTTTTGATGCAGTATAAGTACCGTCGTTCCAGTTTATATCATAAAAAATGTCTCCGATCTGTACTTGCCAGTTTCCTTCTTTACCCCACACAGCTCCGTCGGAACTTCCAAGAACTATAGTATCTTCTAGTATCTCTCTATCGTCCCAGCGTGTTCTTTTTCCATCAGGGCCTGTAAGAATAACTCCTTCATAACCTCCTGTATTTGTTCCTCCCGAGTCGGCAGCAGTAGGTGCAGGAGTAGGCGCTGGAGTAGGTGCAGGAGTAGGTGCTGGCGTTGGTGCTGGCGTTGGCACTGGTTCAGGCGAAGGTGCAGGTGCAGGTGCTGGCGAAGGTGCAGGTGCTGGCGAAGGTGCAGGTGCTGGCGCAGGAGTAGACGTTGTTGTTGAAGGCGGTTCAATTACAACAACAGGAGGAGGAGCTGTCATGGGAGGAGGCTCCTGATACACTTCAGTAATCGCAGTCTCTGGTCTATCAATCGCGGGGGTAACGCCTGTAACATCTACTACTTCTCCGCCGCCACCAGTAACGCCAAATTCAGAGTCTCTTGCTGCGTTTATAGCTGCTATGGTTGCTGCTAAATCATCGTCATCGTCTTCTAGAGCATCGTCACCTATGCCGTAAACACCAACCGTAAGAGATATTATATCACCTGCGTCGGCCAACTCTGATAATGTTCTGGAAGAAGGAGTAATAGGGGAACCGCTGGATGATGTAAAACCGCCTGAGACTTCGTTGTATAATTGAACTGAACCTGCTGCTAAGTTTAACCAGTCTTGTGTAGTTAAAGTTTGTCCCGCTGCTGCGTTTGCTGCTGACAACACTGCTTCTGAAGCTCCACCAGTAAAGGCAGCAAGAGCTGCTCTAACAATAGGAGGAAACGCTGTTGAGATGCTTCTATCTTTAGGAACAGCTACTGTAGAGTAAGTACCCACAGGGCCGTAAGCCTGATAAACAACGTCACTACCTTCTTTAGCTATACCAGCAATAGAACCTGAAGTGCCTGTGTTTAAGTACAGCTTCTGACCGTTTACTTCTTTAAACAGAGGTATGTCGTTATCTTCAACAAAGTCAACAATGTTTGTATCTACAGATTCTGTGTAGTAGTCTCTAACATTACGAGGGTCTTGACGTAGCTTATTAACGTCTGCGCCTTTGATACCGCTATAGTCACCAGACTCTACGGCTGCTGAGCTTAGAGCGCGGCTCTGACCTTGTTGCTGTTCTACAAAAGATGCTAGATTATTTAAAGACTCTTCAGGTGTCTCATACTCAGGAACACCCGCTAAAGTAAGGGAAGGAGAGGAGGTAGACGTAGGACGCTTTTCTTCTCTAACAGGTATACGAGGCTCAAAGGTTTCTTTATCTGTGTCAAAAGAACTAGCTAAAGACACAACTTCAGAATCAGGCTCAGTAGAGTTTATACCTGCTTCAGCTTCTGCTAATAATCTAGTAGCATTAGCACCTACTGATCCACCTTCACCTTGGAAGTCCGTAAGCATTCTAATGTAATCTGAAGAAGGTTGGTTAGCGTTAATAATTGCTTGAGCTTCTGCCAATAATCTAGTAGCGTTAGCACCCACGGCTCCGCCTTGCCTTTGGAAATCCTCAAGCATTCGTATGTAACCCGGATCAGGCATTTGTTGATTAGTAGCCATTAACGCTCTCTCTGTACGTTCTTAGTCTTTTCTACTGTACGCATAGCACCTAGTCCTAACATGCCCATCAGTACACTAGTAAGTAATGAGCTATCAACAGGTGGTACAGTAAACCAGATGCTTAGTATTGGGGCTAGGATGGTAGAATAGAATAGAGCTAGTCCACATATCCATCCTATAGCTGGTCGCCAGCCTGCGACAAATAAACTCTTGTGTGCAGCCTCAGTCTTGTTGACCTCTAACTGACCCTTAAGTAATTCTTGAGCATGCTTCTCTGCCATAGTCGCCAGTTCAAAAGCTATAGAGTTCTTTTTGTCTTTATCCTCTATAACTTTATCTAAAAGTCCTGTAACT